TCAGCGGCAAGGAGGCAGTTTATAGTCGTGCACTCTAGACTATACGCTTGATTCTGATTGAGCATCAGAAGGGGCTGAAGGTTTTTCATTGTCGTTACATCAAGACAAATGAAAGACTTCTCAGTTAATAGCTCTCCCGAGGGAAGAAAAAAGAGAAAGTAAGTAATAGGTCCAAGGGCATCTAAAGTGTCTCTTGCGACGAAGGTGTCCTCGATCCCTCACCGTGGGTCGATTACTTACGTCAACGTTCCAGTCACCACCAGGAATCGAACCCGGTTCTTGGCCCCGCCACATCCACGGTAGGCTTCAAAGATGACACAACCCCAAGTTGACTAACACACCATTACGTGCGTATTCTCTCAGATCCCCCCCCTCTCGGGATTCCCACACAATTTCTTTCCTTACTTTATTTTCATCCATAATATCTAATAACGAAGGTCAAGTTTTACTGAAACAGGCTATTATCACTGCGTGGCGCCGCCGGTCGGCCATACATATTGTGTACCTTCAATTTTGGTTTTTCATGCTTGACACTTTTTTCCTATTCATTCATCAGGGTAGATCGGTTGTATTAAAGTGGACACCGGCCACTACCGGCAGTAGGTACTAGCGCCCTTGGGTCTTCGCTACTGGTACTCCGGCACAGATTTATCAAAACGCTACTTAGGCAACCAACTCGGGGATTACGCCCGCCTCGCGCCCCTCCTGATAAGAAAAAAAAAACGTCTCCCAAATGAAAGAAGGTGGATGCTTGCGTACCCGGGTGCAGAATGCCTAAGCTTCTGCCGACATACAAGTATGTTCCCGCATCCTTACCGCTACATACGCCCTAGGGGGCCTTCTACGACTCACAGAGACCATCTACTTCATTCCTGATATCTTCGCTTTTGATTCATTAATCGTGTACATCTTTTAATTCCACTCTATGAGGCGAGCAGACAGATGATAAGGAAAGAGATCGTTACAAGACATCCGCTACAACCGATCCATCAATCATCCGACAAGACACAACTCCCTTCTTAGTGTGCTCCATGGGTTTCTCATGCTCGACCGAGGTCTCCCCATTATCTGCCACTGAAAAAAATCACCAAAGTGGTTTCGCATATGGACCGCCACGCGTTTTCTTGTCGTACATATCCGAATAATGAGAAAGAAATTTCTCCCGGAAAGAACGCGAGATTATGGGGGGCGGGGGACCGAAGTAAAGAGAGAGGAATTGTTCTTTTTTTTGGGGAATAAGAGAGGGAGGAATTGAAAATGAGGAGGGGTCGAGAGGCGTTGGTTTAAAGACCATGTCCTGCTTCCAAGAAATAAAGGGATGAT